TAGATATTTGGCGTTTGCCCTGGAAGAAACCCTTCAGTCGAAGCTGCTGTTCTCTTCATTGAGCCGAACATCACTGCGTTTAAGTTTACAGCACCCTTGCTGTACTCTGAGTTGGCGTCATACAGCCAGGCTCCAATGGCTAGCGAGATAACGAGGTCATCGTTGTGTCCCTTCATCGCCTCAGCCTTCGAGTTGTTTGACCAGACGAAGGTCTTAAGCTCCTGGTAGAAGCGTGAGGAGTAGGAGACAAGCAGCTTGTTTCTGATCAGCTCCTCAAGCTTTGTCAGAATGACCGTTCTAGTCTTGCCAGTTGTCGCGAATCCCGCGTGCGCAAGGTCAAGCGTCTGAACGTAGTCGCCGATCAACGCGACCTTCGATCCCTGTGTGTAGATCCTCGGGTACGCAAGATCCTTGAGCCTCAGCAGGCAGGCGTACCCGTAGGAGTTGTTCTCAGGACAGACAAGTGCCTTGTTGTACTTGAGTCCCCACTCGCTGATGAGCTCGGCAAACCTGTCAGGCGGCATCTTCCCGCGATACTCAGCAACAACCTCACCCGTCATGCAGTCGACGATGTGGAAGGTTGAGTAGTCAGATGAGTCGCCTCTTGCGACGTCAGCAGTCAGAACGTACTTGTGCTCTGACAGCGGAATCTTCCACGTCCACACGTTCATATCGGGTCCGCCCCTCATGACGGGGGGACGAACCATGGAGCTGACCCATGCTATGTCAGCGTCTGTGAGGAAGGTGTCGCCCGACGCTGCGAAGTCGCACATGAACTCCTGCGCGATCTGCCTCTCTGAGTAGTTCTTGGCCTCTTTGTCGAACCACGCCTGGTCGTGCTCTGGATGCACAGTCCAGGGCAGCTTGACAGGATTGAACTCGTTAACGCCCGATTCAGCATCAGAGTACAGCTTAAAGAACTGACCGCCAACGCCATTGGGTGTGGAAAGAAGAATTGCTTGACCGCCCGTCGAGAGTGTGGGGCCAATGCTTGTCCAGATCTCGTCAAAGTTGCGAACGAACGCAGCCTCATCGATGATCAGGAGTGTAAGCGATTCAGATCGACCTGCATCCTCTGACGTCGGTATCGCCTTAATAGAGGAGCCGTTGCTGAACTCGACCTGCTGCTTGTTGTTGACGGTCAACTGTGGGAGAATGAGCCAGGGAGGCATGTTGTTCAGGATGGTCTTGACCTTCCTGATGAATCCTTGCGCGACCGCCAGCTTAGTGGCGATGATAAGGATGTTCTTCTCCTTCTGATACAGCGCCATCCACACGGCATATGCCGCAGTTATCGTAGAGAGGCCCAGCTGTCGCGACTTGACGACAATGTTGAACCTGTGCTTCCTGAAGTTGTCGACGCAGTCGTCCTGGAACTGGTACGTCGCAAAGGGAAGCAGCCCACGTGTGGGGTGCTGAATCTTGCAGTAGGAGTTGAAGAAGTAGGTGGGATCACGCCCACACCTGATGATCTCCTCAACCTGCTTCCTCTTTGGAACTATTGCAGGGCTGACACCCATTGGTCACCCCACCGTGTAGGTGACTGTCAGCTTGAAGTGGGTAGGTCTGATGGGGTTGAGGTAGTTGTAGCTCATGGGAAGAAGCTCTGGGGAGTTTGAGAAATCCTTGAGGATCAGCGCGCGCTTGGCGACCCTCTTGAACTCCTTCTCAAACTCTGCCTTCTTCTTCTTGATCTCGACCATACCTCGATCGACAATAGGTGTGACCTGGGAGGTCTTATCCCTGTCTGATGCGATGTTGACTATCTCGTTGTAGGCAACAACAAGCTTGTCTCCCGCGAGGTGTGCTTTGATCGACATTGAGCCGCTCGGCGACGAGTAGCGGCCGAAGGTTGTGTCGATTATGTTTCCCAGGATGTTGATGTCGTTGAAGCTGAGCATGCTCTATGTATTACGGGCCAACTGTCTCCCGCGTCTAGCTTCGACGACTGTGGGACGCCATCCTAATTTCCACTCATCTCGCTGAACCTCAGCGAAATTGACAGCGCACTCATCGCAGCAGGAGTGCATGTGAAACTGGTCTGGGTCCCTGGGACTGGACATCGCGCTCTTGCACACAGGACAGAAAAGAGGAACTGTCATGCTGTCACCCTTGAGGCGCCGTTCGTCCTCGTGATCTCAATCACCTGGTCGACTGAGTCCTTGATGGAATCAACATGCGATATCACGAGGATGAACCTGTAGATTCTCTTGAGAGACTTGATGAGATCGTTGCATGCAACGATCTGGCTCTCGTCCAGCGCACCAAATCCCTCATCAATGATGATGAAGTCCGGCTTGGGAAGTGATGTGATTCTTGTGAGAGCAACGCGTATTGCGATGGAGGAGATCATCTTCTCCATGCCAGATCCCAGCTCAATGATTCGCCTGCTGTCACCGTAGTCGATGTAGATCTCAAGGGCGTTGGTCTCAGAGTCTATCTCAAGCTGAACAGTGAAGTCGACAACACCGCTCAGGATCTCATCGATCTCCTGGTTGATCGCAGGAAGAAGCTTATCAAGAATTTGGCTGGGAAGCCCTTTCTTGGAGTACGCGCTCAGAAGCGTCTCATAGACGCGCCACTTCTTTCTCAGCTCCTTGTGCTCCGCCTGACCCACTTGCAGGCTTCCCTCTTCAATCTCCTTCTTGGCGATCTCGGCCTGAGCGGTTCCCCTCTCGACTCCGTAGGCGTCAATCTCCGCGTTAATGCGATCAATCTGCTTCTTGCGAGCGTGTACCTGCGTTGCCGCTGGATCCTGCGACTTTTGAACAGCGTCTTCGTGCGACTTTTCTGCATCAGCAAGCGCTGTCTTTGATCGAGTGACCGCGTCCTCAGCGGCGACAATGTCGCTAGACGAGGAAAGAAGAGACGCTCTCAAGTCCTGCTCTCTGGCGACAGCTGACGTGTACTTGGTGATCTTCTCCTCAGTGTCGAGAGCAGAGACAAGAGAGAGGGCGACCTGGCTGCTCTTGAGCGCAGACTCAGCGTCGTCGACGGTCTTTTTCAGGTTGACAAGCTTGTCGCGCGAGTCAAAGGACCGCTCAATGAACTTGCACGTCGGAAAGCTATCGCCGCACGGGATCTGAGTCAGCACTGCAGCGTTCTCATTTGCCGCAATGAGATCTGACTTGGCAACGCGAAGAGACGCAGCGAGATCCGAAATTTGCTTCTCAAGATCTCTCTGCGTCTTGAGTTGCGACCGAAGAGTCGCAATGTCGACGCTCTTCTTTAGATTGTCGATTGCTGACAGCTTCGCTTCAATTCCCTTCCTTCGGTCCCCAGCAGCAGACGCTCTTTCTTGCGAAGACGTCAGATCTGCCGTTCTCCTGTCAACGATCGACACGAGACGCTGGACATCAGTCTCAGTCACCACCTGGCGACTGCCCGCGTAGGTGATGATTTGCTCCTGGAGGTCATCTCTATCGACTTGAAGCGTCTGAACTGCCTCGTCGATGTCTTGAATTCGATTTTTGATTTCTGAAATCCTTGCCTTGACGCTGCCAATCGACGCAGACCAGTCTCGATCAGGCATAAGCTTGAGACGAGACTTCACAGAATTGGCATCAACCTTGACGCTGTCAAGGACCCTGTCAAAGAGATCAAGATCGAGGAAGCGGCCCAAGTACGTCTTGCGAGATGTTGCGCCCTCGTCGATGAATCGATTCATGGTTCCCTGCGCAGAAAGCGCAGTCATGAAGAAGTCGTCGACAGTGCCGATGGTCTTTCTGATTATCTTCTCTGTGTCGGATCGCTGCTCGCCGGACGCGTTGTCCTTGCTGTCTGTAAGCGAGAGGGCAGTGGGAGCCCAGATCCTTCCATTTTTCTCGTACTTGAGGGAGGAGGCGCGCTCGACTTGAAGTTGACGATCTCCAACTGTGATGTCCGCCTTGACCCTGCACCCCTGCTGGCCCGTCCTGATGACGTGGATGTTCTTCATCGAGCCGCGATCTGTCGTGTTGAAGAGGCAGTAGACGAGGGCGCCAATGATGGAGGACTTTCCGATTCGATTGGGCCCAAAGATGCCGGTCACTCCCTTCATCTCGGCGAAGTTGATTGAGTTCCCGCCTGCATAGGTGAAGATGTCGTCAAATTCAAGGGATTGGACGGACCAGGTTATACCCCGGGTGTCCTCAGTCTTGTCTCCTGCCTCTGCCAAGGCCTTGCAGACGATATCCTCCGCGAGCTCCCACTCCTCTTGTGTGTGATAGTCTCTGACCATCTCCTTGATGAGCTTGATGTGCGTGCTGGGAGACCGAAGGTCCTCGCTGATCACGTCTGAGACGACGAGCGCTGTGTCCTTCTTCTCCCTCTTGACCATGAACTCGCGGATCTCGTGCTTGATCTGAAGCTCTGCCTGAATCTGTCGCTCATCCTGCGGACTGCATGTGCTGTCGCACGCAAGGCGAACTCGACACCGCTTTGACAGACCAGGTGATCTGACTGTCGTCGCCACGTCTGTCTGCCACCTGATGGTGACATACTTGTCGGGCGTCTCAACCTCCTCGAACCAGACCTTGTGGGATCCTGGTCCAAAAACATCCCAGACAAGAAAGCCCTTGTGCGGCGTCTCACCGTAGTTCTGCTGGAGAAAGCTGCCGCTGTAGCCGATCCACGGCATCAGCGTGTCGATCTCTAGCATCCCAGACTTGCTTCCCACGACTGTCGCGCCTGGGTGCTCATGCAGCCTCTCAGCTGCGATGAGGAGGCGAACCTGCCTGTAGCTGAGGAACTGCGTCCGATGAATGTCGCCGAGGAGCGCAATGTCGAAGCCGTCAAACAGGTCGATTGTGGTGTCTGCTTGGTACTCCATGTCGGAGTCAAGAAGGCACCCGGCGATGCCGCCGTGAAATGCGGCGATGTTGATGTCACCCGGAACGGGCTTGACGTCCTTCCACCCCGCCTCGTCGAAGCAGGAGAACACGCAGAGGTTGTAGCCTGCAACGTGCATTGGGTAGACGCCCGACCGCTTGCAGAGCATGATCGGGTGACGCGCGGAGGATCCGATCGCGCTGATGATGGGTGTGATGGCGTCCAGACGCGACGCGTTGCTGAGGATGCCGTCGTGGTTGCCCAGCGTCACGTAGACGGGCGCGATCTGTGCCATGCTCTTGAAGAAGTCAGTCATGAGGTGCACAGCCTCAGGAGTGATTCCCTGTGTTTTGGTGTGCCAGATGTCGCCGCCCACAAAGATGGCGTCGACCTGCTGCTCCTGACATCGCGCGTAGAAGTCAGAGAAGGCCTGGCGATACTCAGTGTGCCTCTGCAGGCCGCGGATGTGTATGTCGCTGATGTGTGCGATTCTCATAGAGATGATCCGCTCCTGATGTTTGAGATTGTGAAGAGCAGCCTGTCCATTGGCCGCCACTGCTGTGCCTGCTTGATCGACTCAACAGCCTCAGCGTGTGTCAGATCCCCTATGTCCTTGGCACGTGATGAGATGTCCAGGATTCTAACGTTGCAGTCATAGGAGTAGAGAAGCTCTGCAATTTTCTGTGTCTTGCTTCTCATGTCTGCATCGAGTGCTAGAACAACCGGCGTACGATTTGCTGCTATCTTGTGGAACAACTGGTGCCCAGTTCCGAGACTTGATCCAAGAAGGCAGGTAGCGTTGTCTGGACACTTTATGAGATCAAATGGACCTTCGACCAAGACTATCTCTCTTGACCAGTCGATGTTGATCTCATTGAAAATGATGTCTGTCTTTTTAACCTGCGCGTTCGCGTAGCGAAGATTGATGTCAGGATCAATCGATCTTGCAGTGTAAAAGTTGAGCGCTCCCTCGCTGTTGAAGGAGGGAATTATGACGCGTCGTCTGACAGAAGACGCTGTGCCTAGACGAAACCTGACAATGTCGTCTGTCGAAAGGCCTCTCTGCATGAGATAGCGGACTGCCTGACGAGCATCTGTGTCGCCTGTCGTAGATCTAGAAAAGATAGGACGAAAGTCTTCAGGAAGAGAGACTCTGTCCTCTACCTTTTCCTCTTCGCCTGTCTTATCGTCAAGCGCGACTCCACCCTCACAAACACGACGATACTCCTCAGCAGCCTCTCTCGAGACGTGCTTAAAGAGAACGGAAGAGACTCTCTTTGATCGCATACCACAGACCCAGCAGTGGCACTGGCCTGTTTCGAGGTGGATTGAGAGCTTTCTCTTTCCTGTTTTGCCGCAAGAAGGGCACTCAACAGCTATATTGACACCCCGACCGTCAATTGTGCCGCTGCCAAAAGCCGATCTGATGAGGCGAACTTTGTCTGTTGTTGTAATCACCAGAGAATTGTAGCTTTAAACCTTTGATTTTACACGAGCAGCGTGATGTGCCTTGGCTATGACGTAGGCGTCAGCGACGTCGAAGCAGGTCTCCTCGAAGATGGTCTCGCCCTTTCTCTTGCCCCTTGAAACAACCCTGGTCGGCCACTCATAATCTTTGAGATCTGATGACACCCACTTCATCACAACCTCTTTAACATTGTCGCCCTTCTCCTTCTTGATCCCGAGCCTGCGCCTTGCGAAGATCACGTTCAGATGAGTGGGCCTGATTCTAAGATCACGCCAGCACGCGTAGGTGACCATTCCGTTGTATCGATTGAGGGTCAAGAGAGTTGACGCTGAGGACATTCCTTTCGCAAATCTAAGGAGAGGCTCCTCAATGACGATCTCAATGACGCCCTGATCTTTGACGATGTCTACTAGCGTCTTGACAAGGTGGTCTGCCTTGTCAAAAAGATCGGCACCAGAATGAGACTCCACACAGCCCATTTTTGCTAGTGTGCCGTCGTCCCTGAGCAGACACCAACCGGTCTTGCTGGTTGAAACGTCAAGTCCTAGAATCATCTAGAAGTCCAGCTTGAGCCTGAAAAGGAACTCTTCATCTTGCCTCTTGAGCAATGGCTGCGCAAGCGTCGCTCTTGCAACCACGTTGAGATTCTGATCGTGGACGTTGATTGTGTCGATGTAGACAAATCCACTGCCCTGCTTCTGTGGTCGCTCAAAATGACCGGGGCAATCCCGCGTGCTGCCAACATCGTCTGATCCCGTTGTCGCTGGGAACGGCTTGTGTGTTGGGTTCTGGGAGACGTTAGCGGTGGATGCAGGAACTACAACATCCATCGTTAGAACATGTGCGCTCGCATCAGTCTCAAATCCCACACGCCACTGGTGCTTGCCAAAGAAGGGCACAGTGGGAGAAAGCACAATTCCCAACCCCTCGTTTGTGTACATCAGCCCCTGGGTGTTCCAGGCTGCGTGAGCAGTCTGCGAATCAGATCGGTATAGGCCGTTTTTACCATCATCGCTGTATGACAACGCAACCTTTCCGCACGATCCTGTAACAGCTGCGTCTAGGATCGTGAACGACCCCGGCTTTATCCTGTGCCCATAGTGAATAGTCGAGATGTCTATGAGAGCGCCAAAGATAAAGTTCTCCTCCTGGTCCTCGTACTGAACTTGGTAGTAGGCACCGTCGTCTTTTGTCTGCTGCTGGCCGCCTGGGTCGCTCCTCTTTTGATCCACGGGAACAGGAGAAGTTCCGGGAACAGGCTCAACCATTCCAGTCAAGCAGATCATAGAGTAGTCGAGGCTTCCTCCGTAAGAGATAAAGGATCCGGACTGTGCTCCGCTGATTGAGGCAAGTGATGCGTATGAAGGCCTGAAAAGACCGTCATCGCTGGGCAGAATGGTGAGAGACCGCTTGCGATTGATGGGATTGGAGAAGTAAATTGTGTTGAAGTTTCTCTCAGCGCTTTCGTAGACAGAGGGCAGTGACGACGTGAGATTGTAGAGACGCGGGAAGGAAGCTAGACTTCCGAATCTCACTGCGTCTCTTACGAAATTCTCAACGTTAACATCGAATCCTCCGCACCCAAACATGAGATCGACGTTCACAGGATGTGTCGTTGTCTTCAGCTTCTTCTCAAAAAGCGAGACTGGCAGGTACCTGGTTGCGCTTTCGTGCATGAAGTAGGGAGGAGCGTAAAAGATGAGGTCTCTTTCAAGGACAGAAGTGTCTGACGTGGAATTGCGATCTCTCTCCTCGGGAGAGATTGCCCTAGAGTAGATTTTGAGAGAGTGCAGCTCTGCATTAAGCGGATTGAGAAGCGTAATAGCGGGATCTCCCGACGCATGAAGCGGATTCGGGTAAAGACCCTCGTTTGAAGCGACAGCCTGATTGAAAAGCCTGCCCACACCAGCTGATGCGGAGACATGATTTCCGAGAATGAGCGCTCCTGGCGCGTCGCTCCTTGCAATCGAGGCGTCTGCGAATCCAAAAACTCCTGCATCATCTCCGTTGATCCAGAACCTTCCTGTTCCGTTGTCGACAAGAGCAGACCAGCTAACTGAGATGTGGTTCCACGTGTTTCTTGCTATGATGTTGTCACTGCTGACAAAGATGCGGCTCTGGTTGCCTGATCTGGAGCCGTTTGCCACACTCATATCAACGAGACTGGGGTTCACATCCGCGCTGTGCGTTAGAGCAAGGATAAGCCTAAACTTATCAGGCTTTCCATCTGGTCCGCGACTGGATCCTGTAGCTAAAGAGAGCGAATAGCATCCGGGCAAGTGAGCAATCGTTCCTGCGTTGAAATGAGACGCAACTGAGTCGGTCGTGTACCGTGGGTTCAGGTGAAGATCGATTGTGACGCCATTTGTGACGCGGTAGGAGCCGACGCCGCCAAAGTCTGGAAAAGCAATTGCCGTATCGTTTCTAACGCAGGAGGCGGTAAAGAAGTTGATAGTGAAGTAATTTCCGACTGCGAAATACTTGCCTTGATTCTCTGTGGCGTAGTAGGGAACAAGGGAGCCAGATATCATCCTTCTGGCGTACTTCTTGAGGCTGTACTGGCTCCCAAGAACGTCATCTCCCGAAGCGGGATCAAAGCTGTAGATCTTGGGCGAGAACACAATGGTTCCTCGCTGATCCTCTGTTGTAGCGCGTCTTGCGTTCGAAAGATACGTGTTGGCAGCAGCGCTGGCATCTGTGGAGGCTGCTCTAGACGATGATATTGCGAGAACAAGATCAGACAGTGCTATGGCACCCGTGTCAGAGTACTGGACTCCCTGCGTATAGCTTCCTGGGTCTCTTAGGGCACGTGAATACCTTGCACCCAGTGTCTGGGATCCCGTAACTCCGCTAGAGCTTGATGAATATGTCTTGCGCGTGCTCAGGAGAAGGGTTCTTCCGTCCTGACGCAGTCTGTCGATGTTGAATGTTGACATGATAGTCTAAGTAGAAGGATGATGATGCTGCACTTTCGTACAATACACGGTGTGACCCACGAGGAATCTGTCAATGGCTGACGCTACAGCGCTGTTTGACCTGAGCACGTACGGTGCGAGAGCAAAGATTTTTGCGTCAGACCCAATTGCGTCAGTAGACGCGCCAGAGCCCACAAGAGCACTGGGATCATTTGTGTACAACTTCTTCGTGAAAAATGAAAGAAACGAGTACAGCGGTGGCACAGGGTTTGCCGCTAGACAGATACTGGGCAACAGAAGCACCACGCCGAGATACGTGGAAATAAGCTTCAAAAAGCCCAGCGCAGAGCAAGAGATAACAACAGGGCTGGAAGCTGCCGCTATTCTTGGGGGAAGCAGCCTGCTGCAGCTTGCTTCTCAGAACCTGCTGCACATCGAGGAAAGCGTCACATCTGAGAAGTTTCAGCGCGTTCAAGTGACTGCAGCGGGCATTGATCTGCGAACAGTTTTAGCATTTTCAGGATCATCGTCGTACCTGACTGAGGATGCTGGCTCGTCTAGATCATCAAACCCTGAGCTTTCTCGAAAAATTGCGCAGAGTATCGCAGGCGTAAGGGGAGATCTTCCCGATGATATTGCAACGCAAGCTGCCGTTCTTAGCTCAGACAGTGAGATCAGCGAAGCAATCATAAACTACATCAACAAAAGCGGGCAGGCGGCGCAGCGAATCAGCTACTACGAGGGTGAGACGCGGCAGTCAATAGAGAAAAAGGCCGACATCATCTCAGACAGGCAAGAGACGCTGGGCATCAATCGCATTGTGCTTGACAGCGTTGTTAGAGCCTCGTCGTGCAACATCAATCACCTTCTAAACCCTGAGATAAACGCCTACCGGGCAACTAGCGAGCTAACTCAGCAGCAAGCGAGAGAAAGATCAGCGTCTTCCGGGATAAGCGCCTCGACATACAACATCTCTGTCGTCCCCTTCTACACGCGTCCGGGCGAGTCTGCCTCCTTTAAGTCAATTCTTGTTGGATACGCAATAGAGAAAATTGAGATCAGGAACGGCGTGCTCATTGATCACCCAACAATAATAGTGGATGGGGCCAACGCCACAACGATCAGAGACGCTAGAGTCAACTATGGGTCAATGTACAAGTTCAGGGTCAGAGCTGTCTTTGTCAGAGAGACAGCGGCTGTCTTATCTGCGTCAGGTCGCTCTGGAGTTGCTAGATTTCTGGTTGCAAGCTCGGGAGAGAGCGCTGAGCTGTTCATTCCCTGCGTAGAGGAGGTCCCGCCTCCTGAGCCCGCTGACTTTCGTCTGTCATATGACTATCAGTTGTCATCTTTTAGACTGACTTGGTCTCTCCCGGTCAACTCCCAACTAGACATAAAGTACTTTCAAGTCTTTAGGAGAGAAAGCACCAATCTTCCTTTTAGACTGATTCGCGTCATTGATTTCGACGACTCATCAATCAGAGAAGACACCAGAGAGACTTACCCAGGCTCAGTTGTGACAAAGGCCGCGATAGTCCAAAGCTTCTATCACGATCATGTCCCGTCAGAGAAAGAGTTCATATACGCAGTCTGTAGTTTGGACGCGCACGGAATGAGCTCTGGCTACTCTATGCAGATAGGCGGCATTTTCAGGCGATCAAAGAACGCTCTTCTAACGAGAATAGTGTCAAGATCAGGCGCTCCCAAGACGTACCCAAATCTCTACATCAACGAGGACGCATTCGCAGATGTTGTGAGATCGTCAGGATCAAAAAAGATTGTGACCTTCCTAGATCCAGAAGCGCTGCGAATTGTTCATCCCAGCGGAAAGATAGAGGACATCATTGAGAACTGCACTTTCACAATCTCACTAATCAATGAAGACAGCTGCCTTTCTGACAACATCGTTCTAGCTTCGGCAAAGTACGCTGTGAACGAGGCGTATCTTTCATCGAGCATAACTGCGACGCCTAGCGAGGCAGTTGCCGACGATCCTGCGTCTTCTAGCTTCAATTTCGTCGTGTCAACATTCATTTAGATAGACGCAGCTTTCACCTGCGATCTTGGCTGCTGATAATTAGCAAGAGGCAACAATGGGAACCCTACCGCACGACACCGCAAACATCACGATCGACTGCGTCCTGACAAAGAAGGGCCGCGAATTTCTCGCCAAGAATGACGGGTCTTTCTCGATCGTAAAGTTCGCGCTGAGCGACGATGAAGTCGATTACACGATCATCAAGCAATACGGCATTGATGTCGGCAAGGAGAAGATCGAGAAGAACACGCCCGTTCTAGAGGCTATCACTACTGAGAGCATTGCTCAGAAGTACAGAATTGTGAGCGTCTCAAACCAGAATCTCATCTACGTCCCACGCCTCTCGCTGGTTAGCTCTCTATCAAACAACGTCCTAAGCCTCTTGACTTCAAGCACATCGACGCTTGTGATTCAGCAGGCGGTTGTGACAGGAGAGAGCGTCGACCCTGAGCTTGTTGATCAGGTCTACGAGGTCTCAGTCAACAGTCGGTTCCTGACCATCTCAGGAAAAACTCCCGACATCGTGGGATCAAGCGACACAGTTACGTACTTTGTGACCCAGACAGGCAGCGTGAGCGCATCGGGAGGCTCGACGTGCCAGTTCACAGTCGCATCGCGCGCGCTCTCAACGTCAGTATTTGACGTCTACGGCACAAAGAGCAACAAGAGCCTGATCCGGACATACATCAATGTGAAGGGCGCCCAGTCGGGCGCGTCTGTTGACATTGAAGTGAACATCTCACAGACCTAAGAGAGAAACATGTCTACATTCAAGGAACTGACCGCTGCAAGCATTGGCTCGTCGAAAACTTTTCTGACGCAGCTTGTGGACGTCGTCGAAAACGACATCAGCGGCTCATCGAGCAGAAAGACCTACCAGGTTTTCGTCACAGGCGGAATCGGGCCAGGCGTGACGTCAAGCATTTTTCAGACTGTCCACGACCAGGACTACACTCTAGTCACAGCTAACGCTATAGTGGACATGACGGTCGGCATCTTCTCAGGAAGCAGCACGGTCAGCGGAGCATCAACTGGTATTGATGCATTTGGAAAGATTCTCTTCGCATCGACGTCGCTGATGATGCGAGAGAAGATCAACAACTATCGTCAGTACGCGCAGCTGTGCCTGGGTGACGCAGACAGCCAGTTTGTTGCACCCTTCGGCAGCTCGTCAACTTCTGACAAGATTGATGAGGTTATATTTTTTGGATTCAAGCGGCTCTTCTCGCGAGACGGAATAAAGCGCGAGACGTTTGCAATGAGAATGTACACGACAGGAGCTATTGACTCAACTACCTCGGGATTTCCGGGCCTATCGAACGTCGATCTGTCATCTACCTCTGGGTCGATGACAGTGATCGACGTCGGGTCATCAACATCAAGAGAGGGATCTCTCTTTGGTGCAGTTGGAAATGTCGTCAACTCTGCAGACACGTCGAACACAGTTGGCATCATCTTCTATGAGCCCGGCATCCTGATACTGGACGCAAAGAAGGTGCTGAGCGCTTCACAGCACGTGTCAGGCGTAATCAAGGGGATGTCAAATGCGGCATTCAGGGACGCAGTTGCGGGTGAGACAATCATTGGATCCGCGGCCACAGGAAATGCAAATGCAAAGTTCATTCCTGACTTCTATGTCTCGGGCTCTATCGATGAGATTGTCAATCACATTGCAAGCACTCGCTTTGGAAACGGATCAATCAACTCCGCGATCACATTCCAGAACACCACTGCAATAAACTCGACCATCATCAATGTGAATGCAGATGCGTCATCGTTCAACCTGAGCTCAAACCCGACGTTCACAGACGACAATGGCCAGATCATCATGTCTCTTGTTGATGAGACTGCAAGGCCGTTCACAATGATCACGGGTGTCGGCCTCTACGACGCAAACAACAATCTACTTGCAGTCGGAAAGTTGAGCAGGCCAATAGAGAAGAACGCCGAGAAGGCAATCAACCTCAGGCTTCGCATAGACTACTAAGACTGCCGTGTCAGGCCTCTAAAGCAAGAACGGGAGCATAAGCTCCCGTTCTTTATTTTGTGTGCTGTCGCTAAGCTCTTTCAAACATCTTCATGTTTATGGGGACAGCAAAAACTCTGTCGAAATAAGTGCTCTTCTTGCAGAGGTCAGCGTACGAGTTGGACCTGATCAGGGGCGTTCTGCTTAGAACGTCAAGGTGACGCACCGAGGCTTCAAAATTTGCAGATCCTACGCTCTGATCTGTGAGAAAGTCAAGCGTGCATATGTTGAAAACATAGGATCTCGCTTCGTCAATGTTCTCTGTTGTGCTTGGAGAGAATGCTGACGCTGAGGTTGTGAAGGTCGACTCTGAAAGGTCAAGACCAGATACGTTTCTCATGTGAGTCTTGAGAAGGTAGTCGACGAAGTGGTTGCCAATTATCGCTGGGTGATCACCAAGTTGATCGGCAGTTGTTCCTAGGTCTCCAGCTGCTGCCCTGTCGTCGATGAACTCGATCTCCGCTATAAAGTCGCTAACCTGCACTTTCCCCGCGCCATCCATTTCCCGCAGAGGTCTTGTCAAATTAGGCGGAGAAATTGAGCTGCAATTGTAGCTTGTCAGTCCTCCAATTCCTTCTGCGCTTCCAGCGTTGAGCCTGAAGAAGTTGATATCGGTGATGCCACTTACGTCTCCCCCTGAGGTGGCAGTGAATGGACTATTTCCAATTGCGCTACTCGTGTCAGGAGAAATAAACGTGAGCATGTCAAAAATGAACGTCAGCTTAGTGTAGGAAGAAGCAGTCTCAGCCTGATCCCTTCTTGTAACCGTCATTTTCGCATATCGCTGGTCAAGTCCCACAACATGCTGAATTCCTGCGGGCAGGCCTACGACAAGCATGCGTGTATCCTGGTCACCCATAAGCGGCGTCCTATAGAGCGAGCGTATTGCAGTTCTCTCCATTGCTCTCACGCTTGAGGTCTCGTCGTATCTGGGGCTGTGGAAGGGTGCGCGCGCCCTTCTGTGCAAGAACTCATGCTTTCGAATTGACATGCCTGCTGCCTGACAGGGAGTGTAGACAAGATTGAATTTGCCATCTGTCAGAAGGTCGGCGTCTGACCCCTGAAGCGTTGTCATTCTTTTAAGCCCCGGAACCAGAGATTTTAGCTGCGCATTCACAATCCCAAGGCAGAGACGAGCGTTGTCGTATCCCGAGGGTACATGCGAGACAAGCTCGTTTACTATCTGACCTGCGCTGTCTGAGAATCTTGTGTAGGGATTTGATGGAATGGCACTCCTGTACTGCGTCCTGTCAAAAATTGAGCGAGTGTGAAAACAGGCAAACGACGTCAGAAGGAGACAGATCTGCTTAAAGGGGAGCTGTATTGACCCGTCAGCATTGGGCAAAAGCGAAGAGAACGAAGGGAGTCTTTGAACAGCGGTGGGTGATGTGACTTCAACTCTAGTTCCCACTCTTTCTGCGGAGGAGAAGAGCGCTTTTGCAGTCGTAATAGACCAGCTCACTATTCTGTCCATTGCATCAGCTGCATAGAGATCTAGCTGCACAAGATTTGTGGACGTACCATAGAAGATTATGAGCTGCTGCTTGTAGTTCTCAACAACACCTCGAACAGCAAGATTGTAGAACTTTCCTGTCATCGAATCGGGCAAGCTGTCTCTCAGACCCACCTCGTAGTCAAATCTTTGAGACCAGTACGTCATCAGCACGTTAACAGCGTTTTTTGACCATTCAGCCATGTACCCTTGAAATGGCAGATTCATTGCCATGAAGTACAGGAGCTCAAGGTCAACATAGACAGGCAAAAACTCAGCTTCTCTTGGGCGATCTGCTATTGATTGACCCCTGCTAGGATCCTGGTAGACAACCTTGAGGGGAGTCCTTGTAAGCGGAGACGCTACACCTGCATATTTGACATATGACGCATATGTCGTGCTGAATCCGCTTGTTTGGAAGTCTGTGTAGCTAGAGGCGCCCACTGTTGCGGGATCCCACTGTGCTACAAGCAGGCTAGCGTACTTTTCAAGGACAACGCGGAAAAGATCAGCAGACTTAGTTGTCCGCCCTCTAATGTTTGTCTCAGACGAGAGAATCTTCTTGTCTATTGAGTTGTTGTTAGCAAGGGACTTCGTTGCTCTAGTAATGAGGTCTGTGGCGACGTCTGCGGCGTTATTGACGTCGCCAAATAGACGCGTGTATCCATGAGTGTACCCGCTGGGAAGCCCAGGATTGTGGCTGCGATCGAAAAACATCAGCTTTAAACTAGTATTTTCCAGCGCAGCAACCTGGAAGAGCAAGTTTGTCGTTGACTGCGCTGATGCTCGCTCAAAGTCAGAGATTGCGTCTCCTGTTCCCTGCTCACCGTCAGAGAGACCAATGGGAAGCCCTATTTTTTCTCTAAAGATATCAAGCGCCGTCTTTTCTTCGCTGTACAGCGCTGATGCGCTGTAAGAGGCAATACCAGACAGCTTATTCAGAAGGACCTTGGCCGCGTTCTCAGGCGAGATCGTCAGAGAGAGGTCGTATGCGTCATCTGCAAACTTAAGCGGATCAGAAAAGGTCTTGCCGGAGACGATCTTTCCCAACGGACTCGTAGAGATGCTATGCTTGAATACGCTTTGAAGATTCGTAGCATTTCTAGAGCGATCAACAGAAAGAGCAGTGCTTTGGTCTCTAGGATTCCCCACAGCGAAAGACAAGAAGCTCTGCTGAAGCAGCGTGTGCATCAGCGCGTAGCTGCTGTAAGTTGCATTGATGTCCGACGGCGAGTTAGTAATGCGGGATATGAATGCTTCTCCGCTATCCGTATCTCTGGTGAGACCGTGGGGCTCATATTGCACTCCGGCTACGGCTAAATCGTTCATCATAGCCGTCGGATTCTCAGTTACTGATTGCACTGCGTCTACGGCAAGAGTCTGCATTGAAGCATACACCCCAGCCGCCGTGCTTACTGTGAATTCAGTTCTGTCGCGCATATTAGCAATGTTGAGCGATGAGACGATGTTTTGCGCAGCAATCGACCGCTCAAAGGCAAGGATCCCAAATCGCAAAACGTCTGCGTAGTCAGAGTCCCACTTAGAAACAGTCTGCTCAAAGAGGCTGGTGCCTTCACGCTCACTTGAGCTGACTGCGTCCAGAGGGCGCAGGTCACTCTCACTAAAGCCTAGAGAAGTAAGATAGCTCAGACTGCTAAGAAGACCT